AAGGTGGACTCTATATTCTGTCCTGCCTCAACCATTTTCTTGATACCATTGAATGCCGCAGTTGCTGTTGCTACTGCCGTAAAGGGGTCAACCATCAATCTCTCCTCGCATCTTCTTTGCCGTCTGCTCTACTGATTCTGTTTAAGTCTGGTCTTATTCCCAGAACAACACACATAGTTGTATCCATACGAACCATATCATGGTTCATAGTTTTTACACGATTATCGAGACTTCCCACTATACCTCGTAACGACTTCACTTGCCCGATTACGCCATCCATGATATATTTGAGTGTCAGAAACATAAAGAAACCACCTATTAAGGCAGATGCGATAGGAAACCCCAATTCATTTATTAGGGTGAATATATCCATACGGCTTTATTTATACAAAAAAGGTTTTAAAAGAGATTTTTTTTAAATTAAAAGTGGCAATCAAAGTGGCAAGAGTTTGCCATGTTCCACATAAGAAAAATCCCCGACAGTGCGGGGATTCTTTTTGCGATTGTATTTGGTCTTGTCAGGAACGACTTTCTGTCGATAGGGACTGTCCTTATCAAACAGCACTCGTGCGTGACGAGACTTTATTTTCTTTGCCTTTTGCATAATGCCCTCCTTAAAGACTTTATTTATAATTAATAGGGACTCTGCAAGTCCCTTTGGATTTCCTCCCAATGCTCTAGGGCAGTTGTCATTGCCATAGGGATTAGGGATTTATCACGGAAGAATGCTCTCTCCACTTCAGCAACAACTACCTCACGAGGTTCGTTGTAATTGCTCTCAGCAATCTCTTGGCATTCGTAAACAAACTGTCCCATTCTACTCATTGTGTCACCATATTCATTAAAGAGGTTGTAAAGATTAGGATATACAATCCGTAGATTGCTCCCGATAATCGTGCGTACTGTTCTTGTGTCATCATATTAATCACTCCTTCGGTGAAATTTCATTACGGATAATTGTGTTAACTAACTCTTCGGCAATCAGTGACTTACCACCAATGTGCCAAGGGTAAAGTGTATAGGGGATACTACCAGTACACCAGTTGTAGATGGTGACGATCTCGGTCTTAGTATCAGTGGGGTCATCAGACAGTGGGTTTTGGTACTCAACCTTCATAGACCATTCACAGTTGACTTTCTCGTGACGACCCATATCTACATAGGTTGGTTCACCCAGAATAGATACTAACTTGTCATAGGTGGTGTTGGTAGTGCTTTGACGGGAAGTCCTGTCAGCATTCACATCAGTGGTATATTCAATAATATTCATAATCATTCCTCATTCTCAATACAAGTATTATAGCACGAACGAACAAGGTTTGTCAAGGATTATTTTAAGTATTATCACCATCTCGATATTTAATATCAGACTTATCAAATATCTTTCGTTTGGCACGATTCATCCACCCACCCTTCTCCCAAGGGAGGGGGATTCTCTCCCCCTTTATCTGCTCTTCCTGTACATGGGCACCGACCCATAGAATCGCAAACCCAGTTAAAACGACACACAACCCTATGAACTGATAAAATAACTCTAACATAATTACCTACCATTCACATCATGTACATGAAGTTGGATGATTGCGTAGTGTAACACCTTCATCAAGTCAGCACGATTGTAACCATTCTTGTTACCATACCGTTGTGCGTACTTCATAATGTTACCGATACAGAAACCATCACCATGACCACCATCAATAATAAACTCAGTTGCTTGAAACCTATTCTTGGAGTAGTGTTCTCCATAGGTTCCGTCAATGTAATCCATTAGTTCGGTCATTGCCTTGTCTTCGGCATACTTGTAGTCAATATTATTTTTTGTTGTTCCTTTCACGATTTTCTCTCTCAGTTAAAGTTATATAATTGTACAGTATATCACCCCTATGGGTAAAAGTCAAGTACTTGTTTCCATTTCATAAATCAGGTCTTGGATTGCTTCGAGTGCTTGGTCTTCCCTCTCACTATATTCCCCATAGGGAAACTTGAACGCAAGGGTAAACCTCGGACAGTTAGTCCAAGCAGTATGCCAACAATGATGTTCGGGTTCGTCTACACGACCAAACCGATACCACCTTGCTTGCCACCCCTTAACATCTTTCTCTGTGATAATCTCATCCTTCTCTTTATCATAATAAGAGAAGTGACCATCACCGTCTTCTGACCAAGTGATAATTATCTGGTAACCATGTGCGTTCCAGTTCGTGTGCCAACCCACATACCCATTGGGAGGATAGTAGGATGTCAGAGAGTTGCCCTTGGCACCAAACATATGAACCAGTTCACTCTTAGTCAACATCTTCAATGGTTCAAATATCTCAGGGTGAGACTTTGCTCCGTGGGACACTTGAAACCCATATGCGTGTTCGGGAAACCCGATATGGTCAGCACCCTTCTCAATCATCTCTTGAAGGTGCTGTGGTTCGCAATAGTACTTACCTCGTCCGATAGCAACTCCACCCTCGTTTGCCGACAACTCAGTCATCAGTTCACGATGAACCAGAAACCTCTCAACAGTATCGTCAAGAAGTTTCAGAAAGTCCTTATTGCGAATCGTTATCTCACTCATCAAGTGCCTTAACTATGTCAGGGAAGTGTTGACCAATAACATCCCAACACTGGTCTGCCACGATCATATGCTCCTTCTGTGTGCCATTTGCTCGTCTCAGGTCACAGTAGTGAATCCAACTGCGTAGACTACCTGCCATATACAAGGTTGTCTCGGTCAGACCTTCGGGTAACAATGCTCGTGCCTGTTCCTTTGCGATACCCATCTTCAACGCACCTTCGTATTCCTTCTTAGCATAGTTACGAACTCTTGCTTGAGATCGGAACCATTCGTCCTTGAGATGTTGGTCATCAGTCACAATAGAGTTCTGTCGGTTCTTCTCATCTTGGGTTCGGGTCTCACGAACCACATTAATGTTCTCACTCACCGCATACCGTTGGGAGAACTCTTGGAATGAAAACGAACGATGACGGAGAATCTGCCGTGCGATATCACGAGTAGTCTTGATCTCCATTGTCATATGAACCATCTCAAATGGTGACCAGTGATTCTCACGCATCAGGTAACGCAACAGTTTTGGTGCGGTCTCCTTGTTTGACTGATTAGTAGGATTACTAACTCGTGCGGTATAGGCAATCAATTCTGCCGCAGTATGACAGTCAGTTGTTGCGTTTGGTTTGCTCAATGCAATTAGTTGTACACTACTCATTTATTTTTTTTCTCCGCATCTAGGAATACCGCATTGGTTATGATTGTGGGTACGATCAATGCCATATGAACACCGATTGATACAGGGATACTATATCCAACAAACCCCATATAGTATATGGCAATCAACCCAAAAAAGGCAGACCACATAACAAACAGTGCCATCAACAGGTAACCCTGTAGGACAGGGTCAGGAATAAACCTCAGTGGGTTAAACCTCAAGTCCATTACACTACGATACATATCAACTATTTCTTTACTCATCTTCTATTACCTCATATTCATGGTGCGTTATATTTATTCCATCAACAACTTCTTCAATTTCAACATCACTGATCGTCAACTCGTACTTTTCTCGCATATACTGCATTACTACTCTCGCAGTTGCCTTACTTCCAAGATCGATTCCTTCGTCTCGTCCCTCGTCCTCACCATCCACAAATCCCTGTATCTTTCCAAACCAGAAAGAACAAAACATTAGTACAGTAGTGACAACGGGCCATCCCCAGTACAATTCCATATTACATCCTAAAGTTTTTAAAGTTTTCTGCTTTCATTCTCTGACCAGACGAACTGTTATCAAAGACTGGTTTATCGTCCCATCCCTTGTCAGGGTCAGCACTAGGTATCATCTCCTCGTCATCATCATCGGTCAGTCGCATCTTACTACGATCAACTTTGATGGTGAACTTCTGGTTTGCTCCAGTCGCATCGTTGTAACGATTCTTCAACTGCTTAACCATGATCTTACCAAGGTTATTTAGTTCATCATTAGTGATCAACGCAAACATCAGGTCAGCAGTAGCAGGTAGACCGAACGACTCAGAAGTATCCTCCAGACCAACATCATCATTACCATAACCAGATCGGGTAGTCTGTGTCGCAGACATAATAGGCACATTGAACTCAACCGCAAGTCCACGCAGTTCCTCGGCAATACTCTTGATGTAAGAGTAAGAGTTGATAGCACCACCCATACCCTTCATTCTGGCAGACGCACAGATGTTCAGATAATCAACAAAGATAATCTCAGGGATAAAGTTCTTCTTCAACTTCATCTCATTCAACAGTGCTCGGAAGTGTGAGGTGTTTGCTTGACCAGTAGGATACTCCTTGATGATCAGTTTACCTTGGGTCTTTGCGGCAATCTGCGATACCTTGTCGGTGAACATATCCTTAGATAGATGTTCCAACTGACTGATATCAACATTAAGTAAGTTCGCATCAATCCGTTCTGCGATTCTCTCTTCTGCCATTTCCATAGTAATGTACAGTGCGTTCCTACCCTGCGATAGAGCAGATGCCGCCATATGACACATGAACAGAGACTTACCAACACCAGTACCCGCAAGGGCAATGTTCAGTGATTTGTTGGTGAGACCACCCTTGGTGATCTGGTTGAACATATCAAGGTCAAATGAGATGCGTTCTTCTTGCTCGTGATAGAAGTCATAACGACCCTCCACATTCTCCAGATAGTCGTGACCGATGTTTGTATCAAAGGTAACACCCAATGCCTTAGATAGTACATCAGGGATTGCGTTCTTGTGTAGGGTTGCGTGTTTGCCATCAATGATAGAGATAGACTCCATCACCGCATTGAAAACAGCACGGTCTTGACACCACTTCTCGGTGCGTTCAATTAACCACTCAAGATTCTCAGGTTCTGGTGTGAACAAATCATGGAGCAGTTCATTTGCTCCACGATAGTTCTCATCACCCATCTCAGATGCACTCTCGTCCATCTCAATCTTGAATGCTTCTAGGGAAGGTAGTTTGTTATACTTGGCAACAAACTTTGTTACTTCTTTAAACAGTCCTTTGTAGACACCTTGGAAATAGTCGGGCGTAAGAAACGCACCGACCTTTCGCATGTAGGGGTCATTGGTTAACAGATTCCTCAGTATCGTCTGTTCCAGATTGATGTTCTTCATTATATAACTCCATTTCTTCGTGCATCTCATCAGTTGCCATTATCTCATTGGTCTCCTTATCTTGTGCGACAAGGGTACCATCACTAACTGCAACTTCCAGTAAACTAGTAAGTATTCTACCAGTAAACTCTTGTAAAGTCAAGTCATTTGTTGTCAAATCAGGGTCTGGTGTTGAAACAATTCCGAAATTAAAACTAATCTGTTCTTCGTTCTCAACCAGTTCGATCACATCAAACGCAATGACAGTCTCAGGAAACTCTTCTAAGAGACGAATATTCCACCCGTGTTTATCTTCGGATGGAATAATCTCATAATGGACATTTTCACTCAACTTGGTTTCTATATCATTATTCATTGACAATATCGTCCATTGATACAAGTGATTTTTTGGTAATAGAGTACTGTTTCTGTAGGAAGTCTTTGAAGTCCGTACCATTCCAGATAGGTTCCCAGAACTCATCCTTCAGAGTATCCTTCTCTCGAACCTTACCCTCTACCATCTCTCCAGTACTTCGATCAACTCGGCAATACCATCCATTAGAAGGTTTAGCAACATAACCGCCAGCAAGAGCAACATCCAACAGACCACTATTACGTTCAACACCACCTTCCCAAGAAACAGAGATAGGTATCTTAGACTTCTCTTTAACATACCTTGACTTCTCGACATTAATGACGAAATCATAACCTGTTACCTCTGTACCAGTCTTGTTCTGTCTACGACCCAGAATCCAGATGTTGTCGGCACTGTAGTAAATACCAGTACCACCACCTACGATGTCTTTGGGGAATAATCCTATTTCCTTATAAGTGTGGTTGACGGCAAGCATAGGGATATTCTTCATAGTCAGATATGGAGTACACATCCTAAAGAGACCCTTCAATGCTTTAGCACGGGACATATCTGCCACCGACTTCTCGTTAATCGCATCCTCTAACTCTTTCTTGGATGCAAGGTTACCAATTGAATCAATGACAATTATTACATCATCTTTTCTGTCGATGTTCTCAAGTTGTGCAATTAAGTCGAACTTGAGTTCCTCGACATTGGCAATGGGGGTGTGTAACACCCGTGATGTGTCAATACCGAACTGCTCAAAGTAAGATTGGGGACTACCAAACTCACTATCATAGAACAACATTACAGCATCCTTCTTAGACTTCAAATACGCACCTGCCATAAGCAGTGCGAAAGATGTCTTGAAGTGCTTGCTCGGCCCTGCTAGGACTGTTAGTCCCGGTGTGACACCACCGTCAATACTTCCTGCCAATGCGACATTCACCATCGGAACATCGGTTGGCACCATATCTTTCTCGTTAAAGAACTTGCTATCAGACAGAATCTCCGTTGTCTTGATCTTGCTGTTCTTCTTTAGTTTGTCCATCATACTTGACATTATTTGACTCCTCACGTTCATCTAGTTCATATTGTTTTCTATAACTGTTGTTAATATTAACACACTTATCAATTAAAGTCAAGTCCTTATCGAATAAAGTAAATGCCTTACAGTCTTTGGGGAAACACGCACCACCGAATCCACGTTTACCATCATATCCCGGTACACGAGTATGACCCAAACCAATTCGAGAGTCTCTACCAATAGCATTGACCACTGTCGGAAAGTTGCTACCAAACTTGTCAATGGCATCGTATAGTTGGTTGAAGAAGGTCACCTTGGTTGCGAGATATGAGTTTACACCATACTTAATGAATGATGCCTCTACACCACTACAGAATAGAAACTCTTTGGCAGTACACAGACTGTACACCTCGTAGAGTTGTGCCAATCCCTGACAGGCATGAGGATGACCACCGATCACATGATAAGGTGCCATCACAAACTGCTCCTTGGCATTTGACTCGGTCAGGAACTCAGGGTTGATAGTCAATCGTTTCATGTCATCTTCAAACACAGACGAATACAGACGATCCACAATATCTGGTGTGATTGTTGATTTGACAACAACACCACCCTCGGTATGCTCCAAGAGTTTCAATACAGCATCTTCTACAATAGACGCATCCACAAACCCACTATCAGACATTGGAGTCGGAGCACAAACAAATGTTATGTGTGGTTGCCAATCCAATAGATCATCAATGGTAGTACCGTGTTTGGGGTCTACATAAAATTTCGCAATGTCTTTGTGAGTGAATGCGTAGTCCACCGCACCCCCTACAAATCCATGCCCAACAATACCCATTCTTAACTTAGGCATTTCACCATTTTCATCAAGTTCAATACCATCGAACTCTTCTGTGTTTTCTTCTTCGTTCATATTTTATCCTTTATATCCATAGTACTCTTTAAACCATCGAACAAATGCTTCTACACCCTGCTCGATATTCACTTTGGGTTTATACCCCAATTCTCTCAATTTACCTGTGTTACTCCAAGTCTCTAGAGTATCAGCAGGATGTCTAGGTGCCAGAATAACTTCTGGTTCCTTTCCAACTTCCTTACCTATGCGTGAAATAAAATGCATAAGGTCTACTTGCTTGCCTCTACCTATATTGTAAATCTCATTGGTAGGTAGATTAGCAAACAAAGCAATCTTGATTCCTTCAACGATGTCACCGATATAGGTGAAGTCTCGTTTCATGTTGCCATAGTTAAATGCTTGGATAGGTTCGTCATGGCAGATTGCATCAGTGAACTGATACAGTGCCATGTCTGGTCTACCCCAAGGGCCGTACACAGTGAAGAATCGTAGACCCACATTGTTGAGTCCACTGATCTTGAACTGACATTCGTTACAGTACTTGGTGTACGCATATGGGTTCAACTGGTGACCAGTAACCTCGTCCTCTACCCAACCTGTCTCTGGAATAGGTGTACCACCATAGACCGAACTAGTAGAGGCATACACAATCTTCAACACATTATACATCTTACACACTTGAATGAGATTCTGTGTGGCATCAATATTGTCTTGGTGATAGAGTTTCTCTTTACCATAGGAATCCCTAACCCCTGCTCTTGCGGCAAGATGGATTACAACATCGGGTTCTATCTTTCCGAACATGACATCCAAGTCATCAAAGTTCTTGAGATCACAATTATAGACTTCGTGACCAAAGTACTCGACCCTGTCATATTTCAGATGAGGGTCATAATAGTCATTGAAGTTGTCTAGTCCAAACACTTCAAACCCATCTTCTAATAGACTGTCTGCGAGATGCGAACCAATGAACCCTGCCGCACCAGTGATTAAAATTCTCATTACTTACTCCGTAGTTGGTACACTATATAGACATTTATTATCCATTGCGATAAATGTATTCTAGTGCACGGTCTGCTTCCTTATCCAAGGGACGATTCTTATACCAGTTACCAGTCTCAATATCCAACTCCGAACACATCTGTGCGATCTGCATAGCAGAGATAGGATAACCTCTCTTGTACGCATTACCCGCAGTCGCAATCATTATGGAATACATCTTACTGTACCAACCAGTCTCACTGATTGTCTGATACTCCACTGCCATTCGTTTTGGGAAGAACGGACAGTCCCGATAACCACTCCATGTGATGTCGGTTGCCTCTAGTGCGTCCTTACGATGTTGGATGACTGCCTGTTGTAACTCAGGTGGCAGTCTCTCCATGAATGTCTTACCAGTGGGTTCTACATACGAATGTTTATCCATCAACATATCAGGGTCAAGATGTACACCCTGATTGGTAAAGATGAAACTGTATGCGTCTGGATACTGTGCGGGGACATAGTACATCCGTGAAATGTCCTTGGTCTGCTTGTCACCCAGTCCATCAAACTGCTTGTTCATAGAGAACCAGAAGTGCGGAAGGTCTTTGCTGTCCACCTGTCGGGTCAAAGGAAAGACCAGTCTGAACTTAGGTTTGTCTGCTTTAGATGATGCGGTGTTGTAGCACACATAGTGAAAACTACCGAATGCTTCGTGTAACTGTTCCTTTAGGCACTCCACAGGACTGCGATTGGGATCAGTACATACATCATAATCATCGACATCAAGAGCAGACCAACCACCCCATAAATCAACATTCTTATTGCTCCTCGTAGTATCGGGAAAATAACGAGCAGGACTAATAAGAACAGAAGAATTTCTACCACCTTTTCTACCCTCCATATCATACATATGATATAATAGTTCTTCAAATTTCTCCCACGACTCAACCTCCATTCCCCGATGGGTCTGGTTGTCAAA